AGAATGGCCTCGGGGCCGGCCTCGCCCATCAGCCCCATGCCGCCCTGCATCGGAAACAGGGTCGGCGCATTGACGATGCCGCCCGCTGCAAAGGGAAAGACCTTGCCGCCCGCAATCACATTGCCCATCGCATTGGGCAGGATGTTTCCAGCCAGCCCTCCCAGCAGATTGCCAAGCGGCCGCAGCGCCTGCGACAGCGCCAGCCGCGAGAGCGACAGTGCCAGCCCCCTCATCGTGTCCGACAGGCCACGGCCGTGCAGCGCCGCACTGGCAAAGGCCGTGACCAGACGGTTGCCCGCGCTCTCCGCCAGCCGGTCGATGTCCTGCATCTGGGTCCTGAGGCCCTCGGCCTCGCGGCTCAGTCCGTCAAAAGTCTCGCTCATGGCTTATCCGGATAGCGTCGCAACAGGTCGTCGAGGTGATTGCGGCTCAGGGTGTCGCGCCCTGTTGTCGCGAAGGCGGCGGCAATTTCGCGCGGCGTTGCGGCCCAGAAGGCCTCAGGCGGCAGACGCAGCTGGCCAAGCCCCGCCGCCATGTAGGCGGCCCAGGGAAAGCGCCGGCTCATGCTGTTGCCCCGGCGAAGGTGGCGCGGAGCAGGCGCACCACGATGTCTAGAAATCCGGCAGCTCCGCCTGCTGTCGTCATTGCCGCCACCTCCTCATTGCTCACCCCATTGCCGGCACCCCGCAGCCCGGCGCCGATCACGCGGATCGCGTCGGTGGCCGTGATGCGGCCAGCCTCGAAGCGTTCGGCGATCGCGATCAGGTCCTCGCCGCCATAGGCATGTTCGATCTCGGCAAGGGCGCCCAGGGTGAGGCACAGCACATAGCGCCTGCCCGACAATTCGGCCTCGATCTCGCCACGGTGATGATTGGTCATGATCTTCGCCCTCACAGCGCCGTAAAGGCGAGTTCACCGGCCGATTCCAGCGCCAGATCGAAACTCACCTCGCCATCGTGGCGGCCGCTGAATTCGAGGCTCGCGATCTGGAACAGGCCCTCGATCACCCCGAAGTCCGGAACGATGATCTGCCATTCGCGGATGGTGCCGGAAAAGAAATAGCCGCGGATGGTGGCATCTGAGGCCATGTCGCGAAAGATGCCGGAGCCCCGGATCGCAGCCGACTTCATCCCAGCGCCGGTCAGCAGTTCGCGCCATTGCCCGGCTGACTCCTGGTGGGTGATGTCGATCGCACCAGCATTGAAGCTGATCGAATTGCTGCGCAGGCCCGCCACCGTCTGGAAGCTGCCCGTGCCAGTAGCGTCGACCTTCAGCAGCAGATCGCGCCCGCGCTGTGCGCCCATGATGTGCCTCTCCTAAAGTGGTTCCGTCGCGGCGCGCAGCCTCATACGCGCGCCGAATGCAGGGGCGTTGATGCCCCGTGCAACGGTCTGGAAAATAAGCCGCAGGCTCACCAGCCTGTGGCCTTCGACTGCGAGTGCGGCGCCGTCGAGCGCGGCCTCGATCTCGCCTGACAGTTTCTGCGCCAGCGCGCGGCTGCGGCTGTTGGTGCGCACGGCAAGTGTCAGAAAATGCTCATGCGCGGTTTTGTCCGCCGTGCTCCAGTCACGGGTTTCAACCTCCGTGACCTCGATGAAGCACGCCGGCGCGCCGCGTGGCAGCTCTTCATAGACATGCGCCCCGCCCAGCAGCGCGGTCAGCGGTGCATGCGCCAGCAGCGCCGCACGGACGGCCGCCACAACTTCGAGGCCGCCACTCACAGCCGCACCTCGCGGAAGGGTGCGAGCAGCGCCGCAATGCTTGCTGGCAGTTGCGGCGCGCTGTCGTCGCCCCGGTGCGCATACCAATGCCCCACCAGCAGAAGGATCGCCTGCCGCAACGGTTCCGGCACGCTGTCCGGGGTCACGCCGAAACCGGCATCCACGGTGATGCCAATGCCATTGAAGGAACGGCCCGGCGCTGGCCAGGCGGCAATCCCTTTCCGCGCGATCCGCGGCGGCCGCGAGGCGAGGTCCGTTTCATAGAGCTCCGGCCCCACCACCGACTTGCTGCCGTCCGCCGCGAACACCGCCACTTCGGCGATGGTGGCCAGCGGCGCTACAGGCAGCGCCACGATGCCATCCTCCGGCCAGCGGTCTTGAAGGCACAGCCACCGCTGCTTGATGAAGCAGAGTCCCGTCCGTGCTTCCGCCACGCGCCGCGCGGCGGCAATGAGCGCCGCGATGGGCTGGTCCTCCTCGGCATGGCCGATGCGCAGATGCGCCTTGGCCACGGCGAGCGTCACCGGCTCAGTGGCCGGCCCCGCAACGATGATCGCTGGCATGGGTGTATCAGCTCACGCCGAACTTCATCAGCTTTATGGCCTCGAAGTTCTGCACGCCGCCGCCCACGCGCTTGGTCATGTAGAACAGCACATAGGGCTTGGCGGAATAGGGATCGCGCAGCACCCGGAGGCCGATGCGGTCCACCACCAGGTAGCCGCTGGCAAAATCACCGAAAGCCAGCGCGAAGGAATCGGCGGCGATGTCCGGCATCGCTTCCGCCTCGGTGACGGGAAAGCCCATCAGCGTCGCCTTTCCGTCGGGCCGTGCCGCCGGCTCCCAGAGATAACTGCCCGTCGTGTCCTTGAACTTGCGGATGGCACTCTGGGTCTTCCGGTTCATCACCCAGCTGGCATTCTGCCGGTAGCCGATCTTCAGGCTGTAGGCGAGGTCGACCAGCCGGTCGGAGGGGTTGGCGGCGGCAAACGCCCCGGCCACGCCGGTCGCGAGATAGCCGAGGTTGCCCCAGGTCCAGCTGGCGTCCGCAACCTTGGTGTAGTCGAGAAAGCCCTTCGGCCGGTTCACGCCATTGCCGGTCGTGAAGGCGATGCCTTCCTGCTCGGCGAACACCAGTTGCACCTCTTCGGCCATCCACTGGTCGATGTTCACCGCCGCGTCGTCGAGCAGCGTCTGGGTGGCGGACGGCATGGCATAGAGCTCCATCGCCGGGAAGTTCAGCTCGGCGAGCGTGATCGAGGCGGTTTCGGGCCTGGCCGCCGTCTCGCCCACCCAGCCGGTGGCAAGACCATTGGTCGAGAACGGCTTCTTGTAGAGCGAGGCCGACACCTGCCGCACGCTAGAGATCGCCCGGATCGGCGAGTTGGCATAAAGCCTCCGCCCGATCTCGGCCTCCACCTCCGGCGGCACCAGGAAGCCGCCATCAGCGTTGGAGCCCACCGACATCGCCTTGGCTTCGAGCGCCGCAAGGCCATGCGCCTCGCCTTTGCGCACATAGCTGTCGAAGGCCTGCTTGTGCTCGCGCGCCAGCGGCGCCTTATCGGCCTCGCCGGACAGCAGCGGCCGCCGGGCCTTGAGCGTCAGCTCGTCGAGCCGCGCCTTGGCCTCATCCACCGCGCGGTTGATGCGGTCCACCTTCTCGGCGGTCACCACATCGGCGCTCATCCGCGCCTCGATCTGGGCAAGCCGCTCGTCATTGGCTTCCTTGAAAGCCTCGAAGGCCTGCATCATGTCGCCGAAGGCAACCTTGGTCTCCAGTCCAGTGTCCATCATTCATCCCTTTCCATGGTTGAAGAATTTCTCCGCGGCGGCCTTCACATGCGAAACCCGCGCGCCTTCCAGCATCGGGAACGTCACAAGCGAGATTTCCCACAGGTCGATCTCGGTGATGAGCCGCGCCGCCTGGCCGCGGTCACGCCTGGCCTTCAGCGTGCGAAAGCCAATCGACAGGCCATCGAGGCCCTTGCTTTCCAGCAGCGCGAACAGCTCGCGCCCGCGCTGCACATTGCGCTCGAGGCGGCCCGTCACGTAGAGTCCCTTGTCGGTCTCGCGCATCTCGAGCCAGCTTCCCACTGGTTCGGCGGCGTCATGCTGGAACAGCATGCGCACATCGGCGGGCCCGCGCCGCTTGAGCGAACCCGTGAAGGCGCCGGGCATCACGATGTCGCCCGCCTGGTCACGCCGCCCGAACAGGCTGGCATAACCCACGAACACGCCCGAGCCGGGGCACGCGCACAGCGGCTGCCCCAGCCGGTTTTTCTCCCGGCGGGTCTGCATGGTTGTGTTGTCTCCGAATAGAAATGCTGAGGCATCGGCCGGTCATCCGAACGCGCCCGCCTTCGTCCTCTCCCGCAACGCGGGAGAGGAAGGGGCCCCAACGAAGTTGGGGGAGGTGAGGGCCTGGCGCCCCGGATGATGTGAGGAAAACTTTCCCCTCATCTTCCCCATTGCTTCGCAATGGGTCCCCGTCTTCTCCCGCTGAAGAAGCGGGAGAAGACATTGAGGCCGTGACTGGCGGAGCTAAAGCGGAACCAACCGCGAATTAGCCGATGCCCTACCCCTTCGCGCCGTAGCCGACGGCGGCGCGCTTCTCCTCGTCCGAGAGGAAGTCCGCCTTGCCCAGCCTCGCCCACAGCGCCTCGCGGTCGGCAGCCAGCGCCTCCACCTGGTCGAGGTCATGCGCCAGGCGAAACCGCTTCTCGCCGAGAAAGCCGGTCAGCGCCTCGGCCATCCGGCTGGCCATCGGCAGCACGGTCTGGCGCCAGAAGCTGCGGTTCGCCTCCATGAAATTGGCGAAGGTGTTGTCGCCGGGAATGCCGAGCAGCATGGGCGGCACGCCGAAAGCCAGCGCGATTTCGCGCGCCGCGGCGTTCTTGGTTTCGGTGAATTCCATGTCCTTCGGGCTGTAGCCCATCTGCTTCCAGTCGAGCCCGCCCTCCAGCACCATCGGCCGGCCGGCATTGGCCGAGCCCTGGTAGCTCTGTTCGAGCTCCGTCTTCAGCCGCTCGAACTGCTCGGGCGTGAGCTGTCCGTCCGCCGCGCCATAAACAAGGGCGCCCGAGGGCCTCGCCGAATTGTCGAGCATCGCCTTGTTCCAGGCGGAGGCCGCGTTGTGGGTGTCGATGGCGCGGCTTGCCGCCTCGAGCGGCGACAGGCCGTAGTAATCGTTGAGCGGGTTGAACAGCCTGAGATGCAAAACGCCAGCCCGCGCCAGCCGCGCCGATTGTCCGTTGACGGAATACTCATAGGCTTCCGCCCAGCCATTGGCGGACGCCACCGCCTTGATCCGGTCCGGCCGCAGCGCGTGGAGTTCGCGCGGGGCGCCGTCGATCTCCACCTTCTCGACATAGGCGTTGCCGCTCACCAGCAGGAAGCCATAGAGCTGTTCGGCGAATTCGCGGCCCGGCTGGCCGGGGTTTGGCGCGGCGAGCAGGCCCAGCAGCGGGTGATCGCCGATCTCGCGCTGGCCCTCATAGACGAGCCACGGCAGCGAGGCCGCCGCCTCGGCGATCATCCGCACGGCGCGGTAGCCCACCGCATTGGCGGAAAATCCCTCCCGCGCCAGGCTTTCGTAGCTGCGCGGCGTCCATTGCGGCTGACCCAGCTGATGCAGCGCGATCAGCGGCGCCGTGGCGGAGCGCTTGGCCTCCGGCGTGAGCAGCCGTTTCAGTTTCTCGAACATGCTCTCTCCTCAAACCACCCGCACCCGCGGCTCGGCACGCCGCCGCAGCAGCAATTCGCTCACTGCCCACACCAGCGCATCGAGGCGGTCCGGGCTTTTGCCCCCTTCGCCGATGGCGCTGCACATTTCATCTTCAAGTTCAGGAAAGGCTCCCACATGGCGCACCCGCCGCTGCTCATAGAGGGCAGCCACCGGTTCGGCGCGCGCCCGCTTGGCCCGCGTGGCGTGAACCGCGCGGAACGACAGCCCCTGATCGACCTCACGCAAGATCTGCTCCACCATCGCGCCACCCTGGTTCACTTCCGCCACCACGCGGCTGGCTTCGCGCGCATGGTAGAGCGCCACCACCCGCTCGGCCCACTGCATCGGCTTGGCGCGCGCCAGCGAATGATCGTCCAGCACATAGGCGATGCCATCCACACCCAGCCCGGCGCAGACGATGCCGCAGGCATTGGCCTTGCGCCCGTGGCTCGCTGGCGGGTCGACGGCGATCACCACGCGGGTGAGCTCGGGCGCCTGCCGCACACGGCTTTCCTCGATCAGCGCGCGGCGGAACAGCGCGTCCGGATCGTCGTCGATCAGTTCGCCGCCCAGTTCCTGCCGCCCCAGCCTGGTGCCGCCGTAGCGTTCCGTCACATCGGCGAGAAAGCTCCTCGCCAGATGCGCGGCATTGTCAAAAGTCGTGCTCCGCGTCACCGCCGTGGCGGGGTCGGCCAGCAGCGCCTTCAACAGCGGCACCGGCCGCGGCGTCGTGGTGATCACGGCGCGCGGGGCCTCGCCCAGCCGCAGCGCGAAGGCCAGCATGTCCCAGGCCTCCTGGGCGAGCCGCCATTTGGCGAGCTCGTCGCACCAGGCGGCGTCGAATTGCGGTCCGCGCAGGCTGTCCGGCTCATCGGCCGAAAACACCTGGGCGATCGTGCCGTTGGGCCAGGTCAGCAGCCGCTTCGAGGGTTCATAGCACGGCCGCTCGTCTTCCATATGGATGCCGAGCAGGCCGGACTTTCCCTCGATCATCACGGCGCGCGCCTGGGCCAGCGTCGGCCCAACCAGCGCGATGCGCAGCGCCTTCGGCAAGCCGTCCACCCACAGGCCCAGCGCCTGCGCCCGCACCCATTCGGCGCCGGCCCTCGTCTTGCCGGCCCCCCGGCCGCCGAGAATGAGCCAGCTGCGCCAGTCATGATCCTGTGGCGGAATCTGCTGCAGATCCCGGCCCCAGTTGCGCCAGTCCCGGTTCAGCGCCCTCACCTGCCTCAAGCTCAGCTGACGGCTCAGCCAGGCGGGCTCTCCCGGCTGCAAGTTCGCGCTGCAATCCCGCAAGCTTGTCCGCAAGCGCCTCACGCTCGGCGTCATCGAAGCGGCGGTCGTGCTTGCGCCTGGCATTGCGCCGGGCGCGTTCCTTGCGTTCGAGCTCAAGAACCTTCTCCAGCGTGCGCACCAATGTGTTCATGGCGCGGATGTCGCGTTCGCTCGTTGCCGCACTGGCCTCGGCGGTCAGCGTCCCGATCTGCGCCTCGAATTCGCAAAGCCGCTGCTGCAGCAGCGCCTTGAACCGGCTGAGCGTGCCGCGCGTGCCTTGCGGCTTGCGGGATTGCTTGGCCACGCCGCGCAGCGTCCAGCCCTCGGCACGGGCCCGGCAGGCCAGCGCCTGCCGTGTGATCCCGGCATCCGCGGCAATGACCGACACCGCCTCGAGCCCGTCCTCATATCGTTGCCGCACCCGCGCCCAGACGGCCGCGGGCGCCGGTTCATCGCCTGCGCCGCTCATCTCATGACCCAATTGTGGAGTATGCCCTTTCCTACCCGATTGAGCGCGCGCTGTCAAGGACTATTTTCCGCTTACAGGAATTTTCTTTTGCCCTTGCAGCGCCGCGAAGCCGGTCTATTGCTGCCCGGCATGGACATCCGTCAGCTTCAGTATCTTGCCGCCCTGGCACGCGAAAAGCACTTCACCCGTGCCGCGGAGGCCTGCCACGTCACCCAGCCCACGCTGTCCGGGCGCATCCGCCAGCTGGAGGAGGAGCTGGGCGTTCCCATCGTCGAGCGCGGCCAGCGCTTCATCGGCCTGACGCCGGAAGGCGAGCGCGTGCTGAAATGGGCCCATCTGGTGCTCGAGAACTGGCAGTCCCTGCAGCAGGAACTGGCCGTCATCCGCTCGAAGAAGGGCGAGCTGTCGGGCCGCCTCGTCCTCGGCGTCATCCCCTCGGCCCTGCCCATGGTGTCGCTGCTCACCCGCGCCATGGAACAGGCCCACCCGATGGTCGAGTTCACCGTGCTCTCGCAGTCCTCC